GCCATTGTTGAAGACCCGCGCGGAATTACCCGCGCTGCATAGGAGTAAATCATGGCATTACCAGAGTTTGAACTACCCGATCCTGATAAACAGGATGTTGCTGCTGAAGACGAAAAGTTTGAAGTAGAAATTGAAGACGATACTCCACCGGAAGATCGACGTCGCAAGCCGATGAAGGAACCGGTCGAGGACCCGACGGAAGACGAGTTATCTTCGTACGACGAGAAGGTTCAGGCGCGTATCAAGAAGTTCACCCGTGGCTATCACGATGAACGCCGAGCAAAAGAAGAAGCCCTACGTGAACGAGAAGCGGCGGAAACCTTTGCAAAACAAGTGTTTGAAGAAAACAAACGTCTTCAACAGCAGCTAGCATATGGTAGTAAAGCATTTATTGAGCAATCTCAATCTTCTGCGGACATGGAATTGGCAAACGCCAAGAAAAAGTACAAAGAAGCTCACGAGCTGGGCGATATAGATGCTCTTGCTGACGCTCAAGCAGAAATTTCTAGAGCTACTTTAAAATTAGACAAAGCCCAAGGTCTACGTCCAATAGAAGTAGAAGAAAAGGAATATACCCCCGCAAAACCCGAAGGTCCAACAGTCAGCCCCCGCACTCAGAAGTGGGTTCAATCCAACAGTGATTGGTGGGGAATAGACGAAGAAATGACTATGGCAGCGATGGGGCTTGACAAAAAGTTAGCTAAAGAGTATGGTTCAGACTATATTGGTACCGAAGAGTATTTCAAAACCATCGATAAAACGATGCGCAAAAGATTTCCTGAGCATTTTGAAGATGCTGAGAGCTATGAGGAAGATACACCGCCTCCGAAGAAAAGAGTATCAGAACCGGTTGATGAGGATGATGAACCCCCACGCCGTGCACAAAAACTTACTAGCGTTGTGGCTCCGGCCTCACGTAGTACTCCGCCTAACCGCATAAAGTTAAAGGGGTCAGAAGCGACGATTGCTCGTCGTCTTGGGGTTCCAATTGAAGAATATGCGCGACAGGTTGCAATACTTAAAAGAGGTTAAATATGGATCAGGTTAAAACTGCTGATAAGGCACAAAATCGTTTGGCTCGTGAGTTAGACACAACAGTAACGCGGACTGCAATGCAGCGTCCCACTTCGTGGCAGGCTCCCGAAACTTTACCTTCACCTAATCCACGTCCGGGTATAACGCATCGCTGGGTAAGAACCGGCATGATGGGTGTCCCAGATGTGCAAAACATCTCTGGCAAGTTAAGAGAAGGATATGAACCCTGCAAAGCAGAAGAGTATCCTGAAATGATGATGCACGCTTCTACCGAAGGTCGCTTTAAGGGCAACATTGAGGTGGGAGGTTTGGTTCTATGTAGTATTCCTTCTGAGTTTTTGAAACAACGAGAAGCTCACTTCTCAAACATTAATAAAGCAACGATGGAATCTGTAGATAACAATTTCATGAAAGACAACGATCCACGGATGTCGAAGTTCTCTGAAAAATCGACAAAAGTGACGTTCGGTTCTGGTTCTTAACTTTTTTATAGGAGTCTTAAATGGCTTATCCCACGGTCTCGGCCCCCTACGGCCTAAAACCGATCAATCTGATCGGAGGACAGGTATTTGCGGGAGGTACTCGCAGTTTACCTATCCAATACGGCTATGCGACAAACATCTTTTATGGTGATTTCGTTGTGCTGTCTCGCGGTTTTATTACCCGTGCTTCTGTCTCGACAGGTACAGGTGTTAACCAAGTTACAGGTATTTTCCTAGGATGTTCGTATACGAATCCCCTAACCAAACAAAAGACCTTTGCTCAATACTGGCCCGCTTCAACGCTGGCTGGCGATTGCTTGGCTATTGTTTGTGATGATCCTGACACCGTGTTCAAAGCGGCTGTTTGTTCTGGTACTACTGTTCTTGCTTCTGGTGCTTTGTCTTTGGTTGGTACTAACCTATCAATGATTAACAATACAGGTAGCACAACTACTGGTAACTCAGCAAACGCAGTTTTGGCTCCTTCTGCCACTCCTGTAACTACCATTCTTCCAGTTCGTTGCGTTGGTGTAGTGCCTGACACTTCATACTCTGGTTCAGCTACTGGTTCTTCCAGTTCGACCACTATTACCTTGACTGGTACTGGTGCGCCGTTTGCTCTGCCTGTTGGTACTGATGTGGCTTACTTAGCCGCTAACGGTCAACTGATTGAGACTGGCTCGTTCGTAGCTACTGCCGCAGCAGCAGGTGCGACTTCTGTAACAATTGACTCTGCAATTGCAGTGCCCGGTAGCGTAACTGCTATCCCGTCAGCTTCAACCGTAGTTTTCACTGTTTACAATGAAATCTTGGTTAAAGTTAACTTGTTGGTGCACGGCTATTACAGCAGCGCAACGGCTTAATAAGGAGTAACTTAAAATGGCTATTTCACGCGCACAACTACTTAAAGAACTCCTTCCCGGCCTGAACGCATTGTTCGGTCTCGAATACGCCCGTTATGGTGAGGAACATAAAGAGATTTATGAAACCGAAACCTCTGAGCGTTCTTTCGAGGAAGAAACTAAACTGTCTGGCTTCTCTGCCGCACCTGTCAAAAATGAAGGCTCCGCCATTCAGTACGACAATGCACAAGAGGCATGGACAACTCGCTATAACCACGAAACCATTGCTTTGGGTTTCTCAATCACTGAAGAAGCGATTGAAGACAATCTGTATGACTCACTGTCAGCCAGATACACCAAAGGTTTGGCTCGCGCTATGGCTTACACCAAGCAGATCAAGGCTGCTGCTGTTTTGAATAACGGTTATTCCGCTCAATACGTTGGCGGCGATGGCGTTCCTCTTTTTAGCACTTCGCACCCCTTGGTTAACGGTGGCACTAACGGCAACACCCCAACAACCCAAACCGACCTTAACGAGACTTCCCTTGAAGCCGCCGTTATTGCTATCGCGGCTTGGACTGATGAGCGTGGCCTGCTGATCGCTGCTAAGCCTAAAAAACTTATCATCCCACCAGCACTCCAGTTCGTTGCTACTCGTCTGTTAGAAACCAGCCTCCGCGTTGGCACTAACAACAACGACATCAACGCAATCAAGAACAATGGTTCGATTCCAGAAGGTTACACAATTAACCACTATCTGACCGACACCAGCGCTTGGTTCTTGACAACTGACGTACCTAACGGTTTGAAACACTTCGTTCGTACACCGCTGCAAAACAGCATGGACGGTGACTTCGATACCGGTAACGTGCGTTACAAGGCTCGTGAGCGTTATAGCTTCGGCTGGTCTGATCCTCTCGGTATTTATGGTTCTTCTGGTTCTTACTAAAAGTAAAACTATAGTTCCAATGAAAGGCCCCCAAAAGGGGCCTTTTTTATTGCCTTGCAGAAGTCATAAAGGTCGTCTAGCATGTGGTTACAGCCCCAAAGCTGTATCATTTTTAACCTTGGAGAACCTATGTATAAAATCACGATTGACCTCAGCGCTTGGGGTACCGAAGACGAAGTAATGACTATCGAGACCTATGATTTTGACAAGATTGAAATCATCAAAGAATTTATCGACTTCCAAAAAGACCACGGCTGGGCTGTAGACTATGACGTCGTAATTGAAGAAGACGAAGAAGAAGCCGAAGAAGAAGCCGAAGACGAAGACGAAGACGAAGACGGCGATTATTTCTATGATGCAGAGAATGACGCATGGTATCAATACGATGCAGAAACTGATGAGTGGTTTGAAGTTGACATTGAAGAAGACGAGTCCGAAGATGAAGTAGAAGCCACTGGCGATACGTACATTTTCAACATTACTCAAGCTCCAGAAGAAAAATAATCGGGCTTAGATTCCGAATTTTACGGGGCTTCGGCCCCGTTTTTCTTTGCCTTTTTAGCTTTTTTCTCTGCTAAATGTTCATCATAGTGAACAATTCTGTGGCAGTTTGCACATAATACAACGCACTTTTTTATTTCTTGGTAGGCTTTTTTGTAGTTACGCATCCTAGCGAATTCGTGCACGCCACCGTCTTTGGTTGCTTTGTCCGTGTGATGGAAGTCCATAGCGGCTGGGTGACTAAACCCACATTTGCTACAACTTAGTGTTGCCTTAAAAGCTTTCCATTCAGCCGTTTCCCGCTTTCTTTTCTTGTCAGTCCTAGCTTTTACAGCTTCTTTGTTTTTTTCGTAGTAGGTTGCAGACCCTTTTTTAGAAGCGGCTTTGCGTTTCTCTGCGTCTTTGTAGGGCATATATGATCCATTAAAGTGTCATTAGGGGGCTTAATGGGCTATATATGAGCCATTAGAGTTTTAGTCGCCAGTAAACCGCGCCTTTGGCAGCCCACGGATCGGACGGGGTAAACATTTTGAACCCACAAGAAATTAAGCTGTTCGCTGATGCTGGGTTGGAGTGCGTATCTGTCACTACCCAGTTCATATTCTTTTCTTTAGCCATTCGTACGCGGGCCCTAATAAGTCGTTTCTGCAATCCTTGTCCACGATGACTAGGTAGCACACCTGCACGGCACAGATACATACAATCACTCCAGCGCTGAGAAGGAACAAGACCGGAGAAACCAACAGGTACCATATCTTGTCCAAAAACCACATGCCAATATCCGTTGTTGGGCGCATATATAGTGTCTCCGGGTAAGCATTCTTTTTGCAAAGATTTGAGGGTAGCTCGCCACTTGGGGTCTTGATGATTTACGAGGCGGACTTTGTATGGCATGGTCATATTATTTTCAATTACCGTGACATAAATATGGCGTTGAC